CAGATCATGTTATTCATTTGAGTATGAGCGAAGGTTTAGATCAAAACTATCCATTTGGTAATAGTTTGTTGGAAAGTATCTTTAAAGTTTACAAACAAAAAGAATTATTAGAAGATGCGATTATCATCTATCGTGTCCAACGTGCGCCGGAGCGCAGAGTATTTTATGTAGATGTAGGAAATATGCCTCAACACTTGGCTATGCAGTTCGTTGAACGTGTAAAAACTGAAATACACCAAAGACGTATTCCAAGTAAAACTGGAGGCGGTAAAAATGTTGTAGACTCTGCTTACAACCCTTTATCTATTAATGAAGACTACTTCTTCCCACAAACTGCTGAAGGCAGAGGATCTAAAGTTGAAACACTTCCAGGCGGTACAAATCTTGGAGAAATTGATGACCTTAGATACTTTACTAATAAACTCGTACGTGGCTTACGTATCCCTAGTTCATACTTGCCTACAGGCGCAGATGACGGAGCAAGCCAATACAATGACGGCAGAGTTGGAACTGCGTACATACAAGAATTACGTTTTAACAAGTACTGCGAAAGACTACAAAGTTTAATTGAAGAAGTGTTTAACAGAGAATTCAAGTTATACTTAGATCAAAAAGGTGTAAACATTGATTTTAATTTGTTTGACTTAAAATTAGTACCACCACAAAACTTTGCAGCATACAGACAGGCAGAACTTGACAACAATAGAATAAGCACATATAGCACAATTAGTGCAATTCCATACATTTCAAACCGTTTTGCTCTAAAAAGATTCTTAGGAATGACTGACGAAGAGATTGCAGAAAACGAACGTCTATGGCAAGAAGAAAATGCAGAAAATCTACAAGTTGGTGACGCAGAAGGCGGCGCAGAAATGAGAAGTGCAGGAATTAGTGGAGCAGACTTAGGTGCAGACCTAGGAGGCATTGAAGCTGATATTCCACTTGATGCAGGCGGTATAGATGCTGGAGAAGGCACACCTCCTGAAACAAACACTGAAGACGAGTTAGGTGCACCGGCAGCAGCACCAGAAACCACGCAAACTATATAAATAATATTATGATACTTAAAGAACTTTTTTACTTTGACGATAAAACTTTAGAACCAACTGAGGACAATCATTACGATCCAAACAATGATGACTCGATTCACAAGCCGTCTGACAGCAGAAAAAGCAAATTGACTCTAAAAGATATTAACAAAGTAAGAAAAGCAAGTGATCAACATAAAATAGAACAAGAAAAAGATTTAGAATTCATAAAACAAATGTACGGAATAGCTGCCAACACAGAAGCAGCAGGAATCTAAAACTTGACAGAAATTGCATTTGTGCTTGGAAATGGCACAAGTAGACAACAAATACCAATAGAAAAATTAAAAGAATTAGGAACCGTATACGGGTGTAATGCCCTTTATAGAGAACATTCTGTTGACCATTTAGTAGCAGTTGATACTAAAATGATTAGAGAAATTTACGATAGCGGATACTATTTAGAAAACAAAGTTTATACAAATCCTAATAAATTTAGTAAAACTTTAAAAGGAATTACCATACTAAATCCAAATAAAGGATGGAGTAGTGGTCCTACAGCAATGTTCCTAGCAAGTAAAAATCAACACAGAATAATTTACATATTAGGGTTTGATTATGTGGGTTTAGGAGAAAAAAATCTAAACGTAAATAACATGTATGCTGGCACACAAAATTACAAAGGCGTGCATGAAAAAGCAACCTATTACGGAAATTGGCAAAGACAAACAATGATGTGTGCAAATCAGCATCCAAGGGTTAAATACGTAAGAGTAAGAGAAAATAAAAAAAGTTATATACCAGATCTGTTAAAAGATTTACCAAATGTAAAACATATAACTATACCTGAATTTGTGCAAAAATTCAGCATAAAACCGTTACCAAACTAAAAACGGCGTGTTTTTACACCATTTTAAGCGTATATTTTAAATAAAGTGTAAATATAATAGACAGCCTTGTAAAGATATATAAAGGAGATTAACATGACTGATCGCAATAAGTTTGAAGAAATGCTTGAGCGTCTTGTCAACGAAGACAAAGAAGGTGCAGAAGCATTGTTCCACGAAATCGTGGTAGAAAAATCAAGAGATATTTACGAATCACTACTTGCAGAAGATGAAGAAGTTGAAGAAACAACTGACGAAGAAGTAGATGAATCAGCTGACGAAGATTTAGACGAATCTGAGGAAGAGCTAGACGAAGATGACGTTGTAGACGAGTCAGAAGAAGAAGTTGAAGAAATGTTTGACGTTGCTGAAGCAGATCCAACAGACGACATGATGGGTGACATTGAAATGCCAGACATGGGCGACGAACCAGAAATGGGCGACGACGACATGGGCATGGACGACGAAGGCGATGTAGAAGATCGCTTAGATGACATCGAAGATATGCTAGACGAATTAAAAGCAGAATTCGATGCAATGATGGCAGACGGTGACGACGAAGCCCCAGCTGATGATGCAGAAGACATGCCAATGGACATGGATTCAGAAGAAGGTGACGACGAAGAAGAAATGGAAGCGTTTGAAGCAACTGATGAAGAAGTTGAAGAAGCAACAGACGAAGAAGTAGATGAGTCATCAGACGAAGATCTAGACGAATCAGCAAAATCAAGTGCAGAAATTATGCGTGAGTACACAGACAAAATTACAGCAACAATGGGTGACAACGGCGCAAACGCAAAGTCAACCGTTGCAGGTAAAAATGACATGGGCGGCACAGCAGCAAACATCGCAAAAGGCGGAACAGCTGACGAAAGCGGCACAGGTGCAAGTGCTCCAAAAGAAGATAACGCAGGGAATGTTAACGTTCCAGGCGCAAAAGGTGCTACTAAAATGGCATCACAACCTGGCCACGGCGCTGAGAAAAAGGGCAAGCCAGAGCAAGCAGCTAATAAGAAATCAACTATTGGCAGCTAATATAAGGACTGACTGATGAATTTACTAAACGAACATTTGAGTTTCGACCAGGCTAAAATTGTTGTTGAGTCTGCTAATGAGGGCAAAGACCTTTACATGAAAGGTATTTGTATTCAAGGCGGAGTACGCAACGCAAATCAGCGTGTTTATCCCGTAAATGAGATTGGCAGGGCTGTCACCACACTCAATGAACAAATTAGTGGTGGCTACTCAGTGTTAGGTGAAGTAGATCATCCTGAAGGACTTAACATTAATCTAGATCGTGTAAGCCATATGATTACAGAAATGTGGATGGATGGCCCAAACGGTTATGGTAAACTAAAAATTCTACCAACTCCAATGGGACAACTAGTAAGAACAATGCTTGAAAGCAGTGTTAAACTAGGCGTCTCATCGAGAGGGAGTGGAAATGTAATGGAAGACGGTAGTGGTACCGTTTCAGATTTTGAAATAATCACCGTGGACGTTGTGGCACAGCCTAGCGCCCCTGGTGCATATCCAACACCAATTTACGAACACCTTATGAATTCACGTGGTGGATATAAGGCGTTCCAAATATCAAGGGAAGTTCAAGGCGACAAAAAGGCACAAAAATATCTCAAAGAGAGTCTATTAAATATAATAGACAGGCTCCAGTGAATTAGGAGAAAACAATGATCGATGCACTGAAATCACTCTTTGAAAACACTGCAATTTCAGAAGAAGTACGTTCTGAAATACAAGAGGCATGGGACGCTAAGGTAAAAGAAAATCGCCTAGCGGCAACTGCTGAACTACGTGAAGAATTTGCTAAAAAGTATGAACACGATAAGTCAACAATGGTAGAAGCCGTTGATGCACTTGTTACAGAAAAACTAGCAGAAGAAATCGCAGAATTCCAAGAAGACCGTAAGCAATTAGCTGAAGCAAAAGCAAAATTCGCTGTTGCACAGCGTCAAAATGCTAATCTTTTAAAAGATTTTGTAATGGAATCTTTGAAGAAAGAAGTTACAGAATTACATTCAGATCAAAAAGCAATGGCTGATAAGTTTGTAGCTATGGAACAATTTGTAGTAGAATCACTTGCGAAAGAACTTGCAGAGTTTTACGAAGACAAAAAAGATCTTGCCGAAACAAAAGTACGTTTAGTACGTGAAGGCAAGGCACATATTGAAAAAGTCAAAAAAGACTTTATTTCTAAATCTGCTGAAATGGTATCAGAAATGGTTGGTAAAGGACTTAAAAAAGAAATTTCTCAACTTAAAGAAGATATCGACACAGCAAGACAAAACGACTTTGGTCGTAAAATTTTCGAAGCGTTTTCAAACGAGTATACACACAGCTTGTTAAATGAAAAGTCAGAAACATCAAAACTATTAAAAGTTGTTGATATGAAGACAAAACAAGTTAATGAAGCTCGTGAAGCGGCGAAAAAAGCAATTGAACTAGCTGAAGCGCAAGATGTTAAAATCAAGCGTATCAACGAGTCAATTAAACGTCAAGAAATCGTTAACGAATTAACTGATCCACTAAATGCGGAACAGAAATCAATTATGAAAGACTTACTGGAATCTGTACAAACGAACAGACTACAATCTGCGTTTGACAAGTACCTACCGGCAGTTATCGACGGTCAAGGTCCAGCGAAGCAAAAGGCAGTATTAGCAGAGGCAAAAGAAGTAACAGGCAACAGAGAAACAAAAAATGACATACAAGCAGACGCAAGCGACCACAACGTAGTGGACATTAAGCGTTTAGCTGGATTATAATAAGGAGAAACCAATGTCAGAACTACTAGAAAGTCGCTGGCAAGAGACTAAAACAGCACTTCTTGAAGGCCTACAAGGCAATAAGAAAGCAGTAATGGCGTCAACGCTAGAAAATACACGCAAGTATTTGGCTGAGACTGCAACTGCTGGTGCTACTTCTGCCGGTAACATCGCAACACTTAACCGTGTTATCCTACCAGTGATCAGACGTGTTATGCCAACCGTCATCGCAAACGAAATCGTTGGCGTTCAGCCAATGACAGGACCAGTTGGTCAAATTCACACACTACGTGTTCGCTATAGCGACACAGCAGGTACAGGTGCAGCAGGTGCTGTAGCTGGTGAAGAAGCACTATCACCATTCAAAATTGCGGAAGCATATTCAGGTGATACTACAACTGCAAAAGGTTCTGCAACAGCAGCACTTGAAGGTAGTGCAGGTAACCAACTAAGCATCCAGATCTTGAAACAAACCGTCGAAGCAAAGACACGTAAGTTGTCAGCACGTTGGACATTTGAAGCGGCACAAGACGCTCAGTCACAACATGGTATCGACGTAGAAGCAGAGATCATGGCTGCACTAGCACAAGAGATTACAGCTGAGATCGACCAAGAGATCCTAGCATCTCTAGCAACACTAGCAGGTACAGGTACAGACACATACAACCAAGCCGCAGTATCAGGTACAGCTACATTCGTTGGTGACGAACATGCAGCACTTGCAGTTCTAATCAACCGTGCAGCAAACCGTATCGCACAGCGTACACGCCGCGGTGCAGGTAACTGGGCTGTTGTATCACCAGCAACGCTAACCGTTCTACAATCAGCAACAACATCAGCGTTTG